GACTGTAAGGAAACGTGTTATCAAGAATCGTGACGAAAGAAAAGCATGGTATGCTATAGCGTTCAAGGCGCCACTCGCGCAAGCATGCAAAGTTCGTTGAAAACCGGATATGATAGCGAGGATGCCATTTCCGCGATCACATGATCGCGGCCCCATTGAAGCTGCCGGACGTAAGCGACGTACCAGAACCCGCACGCGATTTCCGCGATCACATGATCGCGGCCCCATTGAAGCATGGGTGATGGGCCAAGGCGAAAACGCCGCCCGTCAATTTCCGCGATCACATGATCGCGGCCCCATTGAAGCTGCCAAGATGCGCTCGAGCCCGCCGACGTCGCCGCGCATTTCCGCGATCACATGATCGCGGCCCCATTGAAGCCGGTACCGCCTTTGCTCCAGCGAGCTGCCGAATAGCATTTCCGCGATCACATGATCGCGGCCCCATTGAAGCAGGTGCGGCCCAGATCGACTACGACAACACGCCGGCCATTTCCGCGATCACATGATCGCGGCCCCATTGAAGGAAGCCTCATCTGTCATCCGCTTTCGTTTGAGATAAATTTCAATCCACTGCCGCTTCTCGGCCTCACTTGACAGAGTCCAATCCGGCCTGTTCTTCTGCTTCCACAACCACGCCAAAAATACTTCGCGATCAATACCAGCCATCAACACATCGTCGGACACCAGCTGATACAGCCGGTTCGAAGCTGGCAGCGCCGGACCATCCGCATCGGCAGGCGGATCGGCCGGCGGACGCACGCAACCACTCGCATCCCGCTTGAGCATATCGCGTATCGGCGTGAGCTGCTTTTCGGCCGGCGGCATTTCGTCATCATCGCGCCGCGGTGGCCGCGGCGGCGGATCGCCGTCGTGAAACGCAACGGGCGAATACTTCGAGACTGACTCCAAGCGGTTCGGCGCGGCGGCGGGCGCGGGGTAGGCGCGGGCGTAGAGGCGGAGGATGTGCGTAAGCAACGCGATCATGTTCCGCGCTTTTCGCAAGTCGTGATGCGCACCGACCCACCTGACCACGTCCACGACCGGCCATCCTCTGGCTGCCACGACCATGCAGAACCACTGCAGTACGGCGAGTTCGAATGAAACCGAGGTGATTCGCAGGACGATCCCGTGCACCGGCTTCATCTCGGCCATCTCGGGAATCGGGCGGCCCGTCAAATCAGCAATCGGCTCTTTCTCGCTCTTCTCGGGTTCCGGTTTTGGGTTTTGTCGGTTTTCGGTCGGTTGCTCTTCATGAGTCTGTATGACTGACTCACCTACACTACTCTGGGAAATACCTGAACAGTTGTGTGATCCCGTAGACTTGGGCTTACGTGGAAAAGGACGCAATCGGAACTGGTCCCACAACGGATGCGGCAGCGGGATGTAGACGTTGATTAAATTGCCTTGCGCCGATTTCCGGCGCTCAACACGGACCACGCTTAAGAATTCGAAATCCGCAATAACGTTGATCCACATCTGACGGCACATGCCCGTCCGCTCAGCAGCGGTCGTAATGTCGTCCAACCACGGCACAAGACGATCCACGTTTTCGGCAATCAACTCCAGCGCTCTGTAATGAAAGTGCTTTAGAGGGATTACCAATCCCTCTGCACCCATCCAGGATTTATGCAGCTTTGCCTGCCTGCTCGACACGATGCGCAATAGGTTCGGACGGTAAATATCCGCCCGCTCACCGGGGTCATGAATAGTTTGTGACTTGCGTAATTGCCTGCCGCGCGGACGCGATTTATGGTAGGCTGTTTGTGGAGCGGTTGCTCGGGCTTTCATCGGGAAAATGACCTCGTCCGAGCCAGTTTCAAGTTGGGCGCTGCGCAGCGAACGCAGCGCTCAGCGCTTTTTAGGGCGCTGAAAATTCCCGTAATACCCTGCCGGACACCCGATCGTACCATACACGTCCACCTTTTCCCTACAAAAAATCTATAGGTTACAGGTGAGGCGTCAGCACGATACCCATTCTTTGGTGAATGGGGCAACGCCAAAAGTGAACGGGGCCTGGGCGATTTAAGGCAGCCAGTTCAAAGCCCTACGGCAGAAATCCGGCGTCTCCTCCCCTACAGAAACGGCGGATTTATGCAATTATGGCGGTTTCATCAGCCCCTCAGCTTAAGGTCCGGTTTCTTGCCGCGCATCAATTGCCGCAGCACGGACCATTGAACCATTTTCCGCGCGAGAAGGACCGCCTCATTGACGTTGCGCCCGCCGCGATGCTCGAAACTCTCTGATTCCGTGACAATTTCGATCAGCCACGGCTTGCTATCATCGTCGCCTGCGCGAAGCCGAACCTCGATAACGCGATCAGGCTCCAACCTCACACGATCAGGCAGCGGCATTTCGCTAGCGATTATGCGTCGCGTCGCGGCGGCTTGTCAACCGGCGGCTTGTCCCTGTCGTCCGGCTCGGCATTCGCCCGGATCGCCTGTTCGAGCAGCTCGCGGATCGCGGCGGTTCTGGACGGCAGCCGCTTACGGTGCCAGTAGTCGTCGATTGCCTCGATGAGCCGCTCGTCCAGACTGACGTTCAAATTGTTCCTCTTGCCCTTCTTGTGCATTGTGCGCCTACTTATTATGGCGCATTCTTTGCATGATACACCGAATCTGTACACATTGTACAGAAGAATCGCCCGGTACCAGACCCCTACCAGGCCCCCGGCGATTCGTCCTGGGGCTTCGTACAGAAGGCGCATTTGGGTCAATGCGACCAATGTGGCCATCGAAAGAAGGATAAAAAACCTTATCAATCCAGGCCACCGAGCGCATATTGCGCAGGCGCGCACTAACGTAACGGATTCACCCACTGCGGTAGATCGAAGAGAGCGCCTTCCAAATCATCGAGATCCCGGCGCCGGACGCGATAGCGGCCACCTGGACGCCGCCCGACGTCAAGCGCCCGGAGGCGTCCGCTCTGGACCAGCTCGAGAATCACGCTGGCGGGTAAGCCCGAGTACTCCGCACCTTCGGCGACCGTGAGCCACGGGCGCGGTTGTGCGGGCGGCGGCGGGGCAGCGATGCTGATGGCTGTCTGGCGGCGGGCTGGCGGCTGCGCGGCGGCAGCCGTTACAGGTTGCGGCATCCCTTCCGCCTTGAGCCGGGCGATATCGGCTGCGCGGAAAAACGTCGCCTGACGCCGCGTCTCGGGATCGAATCGCCTGATTTTCTCGATGCCGCGCCGGTCGGCGAAATCCATGAACCACCGGACGCTCAAGCCGAGCTCCTTCGCGGCGATCGCTTTCGATAGAAATTCATCCATTCATCCATGATACTTCTAACGGCTGCGGCGCGGCTGCGTAACGGCGGTATAAGCCGCTAGACAGCCATCAGAGAGGAAAATGTGTTGAAAACTGTGGCAAATCGGATACACTAGGCTTTATGGCGAACGGCGACAACTTCGCGCTCGAACCCGAAGTATTCGATCCGCGCCCGCGGCATAACCCGGCGGGCGACGGGCGGCCGAAGGGCGCGGGCAACGTCAAATACCGCGCACTTGAACGGGCCGCACGGGCCGACGCATTACCGATCGTTCAGAAGCTTTGCCAGCTCGCGCTACAAGGCGACATCCTGGCGGCGCGAGTAATCCTCGACAGGATCTGGCCGCGGCCAAAATCAGGACCGATTACGATAGACCTTGGCCTGACGAACGGCGGATCGCCGGATGAGATCCGCGCGGCGATGCACTCGCTGCTCCACAAGATCACTATCGGCGAGATCAACCCGGATGACGCCGCCTCGCTCATGCAAAGCATGAAAGATATTTTGGTAGCCCACACGATCCCGGCGTATGGCGCGAGCGCTATCGTGGTCAGCGAAGGCAAGAGCGCCCGCGAGCAGCTCGCCGAGCGGCTGCAGAAGGCGATCGCGGCGCGGGCGGAGACGACGGACGCAGCCTGAAAAATAAAAAGGCGGCGAAGCGGCGGAAGATCCGCCAGCCCGCCGCCAGAACGCCGCAATTACTCCGTTGGCTTGCGGCCTTCCAATTTCTTCAGGCGATCCTCGTGATACTCGCTCTCGACATCGAGAGCGCGGATCGCCAGCGAATGCGACCGCTGCCGCATTTCAAAGGGCGAAGCCCAATTGTGAAACGCCGTCAATAGCCGGGTTTCAAGCTGCTCCAGGCGGTCATCAATCCATTTCTTGTCTTCGTCCGTCAGTGCCATCGATCCGCTTTCCTCCCTATTGTAGCGGCTTATTTCCCGCCGCCGACCTGCTTTGCGGCATCCTTGTCCTGATACGCTACTCCGCTATCTGACCGCCGTACTCGTCCTGACATGCCGACCAGTAGGAGCAAAACCGCTTACTGCAGCGCACAGACGCCCTATTCGGCATATACACGCCCGCCGCGATCCCCTCGACGACCAGCGGATACATCCGCTCGACCAGACGCCGGCCCGCCGCGCCCGGCGTATGCTCGATCTGGATCAACTGGGGTTCTTTGGTGGAAATCAGCGAGTCGATTCGCGCCTCGCCGGATGCGCCCGGAGTAATCGCCGCGTACGTGGCGAGCTGCAGCGCCTGATCCGGCGTAATCGCCGACGGCTTGCGCGTCGCGGTCTTGAGATCGATCACGCGGCCCGACGTGTCGAGCAGATCGACGATGCCGCGCACCGGCACCCCGCCGATCACGCCCATCACCGGCAGCTCGACCGCCGCCGGCTGAACGAACGGCCCGGCTTCGGCGAGCCATTTCTCGGCCAGCGCCGCGCCCGACCGCTTCAGCTGCTCGACATCCTCGTACGGCTGAAACTCGGCGCCCTCAGCCGCGGCGTCCCAGGCCGGCTCGATGATCTCGGCCGCGGCGCCCGGGTCGAGCGTATAGCCTTCCATCTTCGCCGTCATGGCGTAGGCGATGACGCTATGAACCGCCTTGCCGCGGACGAGCGCGCCGGACGCTGGATCGGGCAGGCCTGCGCCGTATCGGTAATACCATTTAGCCGGGCAGCTCAGATACGCGTTCACCTGTGACGGCGACAGGATCTCACCGGGCGATGTAGCGGCGGAAGGGCGGAAATCCCGCCCGCTCGCCGCATCTTGAATCTGCGTAATCATGCCGCCGCCTTTACGACTTTAATCAGCACCTCGAGCAGCGTCTGCTCGCGCACGGCTTCCTCGCGCAGCGGGCGCCCGCGGCGGGCGATCGCGATGTCGAGCGCCGCCTGGATGGCGTCGGCGAGCGATGATTCCTTCGGCGGCGCGGGCTTCTTCGCCGGACGGCCGCGTTTCGCTTGCTTTACGGATTCGGTCAGCTTCGCCGTCAGATCGGGTGCGACTACACCGTTCGGCTTCGCGTCGGCGGCCTGGCGGGCGGCCCGCGATGCCTGGAACTCTTCGAATGATTTAGGCGGCTGCATTGCGCACCCCGTTCTTACTGGCCGATATGTAGCACGAGAGTAAGATGCTGCGTACGTCATCAGCCTTCACGGCCGCGCCGTACGTTTTGTTGGCATGATTGAGCGCGAGATAGAAGGCGTCCACAATTGCGTTAGTTTCGCGTGCCAGGCGCGACGCAAATTCGGATGCCGGCGGCATCCGCTCGACCGCGGGCGTAGCGGGCGGCGCATCGATCGCGAAAGATCCGTCAGCCTGCGGGCCAACTGGCGATACGCCGATAGTGGCAGTTCGGACAGAGGGTATCCCCACAACCGGAGCGGGCGCAGCGGCCGTCAGCCGCCGCAGCTCCCATCGGATACCCTTGCGGCCGTTGCCGAGCGCCGCCTCAGACTTCGAGATCTGGACCCATTCGCCGGCCTGAATGCCTTGCGCGGCGATCGCCTCGGCGAAGATCTTGCCGACGGCGGGCGATACGTACAGATCGCCCGCGCTGGTACGGAATTTCAATTGATCGCCGCCGAAGCTCGACGGCGCCGTCTCCGGCTCGATTGCGGTCAGCTTGACCTGCTGCGGTTGGTTTGTTTGAATCTTCAACGCCATGTTATTGCACCTCCGCGAAGCCGGCATAGTACGCGGCGAACAAGTCGGCGGGCGGATCGAGCGGCATGTCCGCCGCCCATCCGTCAGCCCCGAAATATTTCGGGTTATCGAGCAGCCATTCATACGCCGTCTCGATCGCGATTAGCGTACCCTCGTGCACGTCGATCATCAGGTCGCGTAATTCGCGCCCCATCTGCGTCCAAGTCATTACGCCGCCATCCTTTCTGCGTGCGCATCGCAGCCGCGGGCATCGACCGCATCGGCGGCGACGTATACGCACGAGCATTCCGGCTCGGGCGCGTTCAGACGGGCAACCATCTCAGCAACCTGATCGCCGAACGCCGCGAGCTGCACGGCACTCATCGAGACGCACATCGTCGAACCGTTGCGCTCTTCAAACCGGATTAGGATACTGCCCGGCATCGCATCCATCGGCATAACCGTGGTTTTGCTGCCGGTCACGGAAAAACTACAAATCGCTGTCATGTCTTAGATTCCTTTGCACTTTAACGTCTACGCGACGTGATTGACTCTCTAGTAAAAGTGTAGTATGATGATGACTATGATGTCAAGCGAAAAGTTGCCCCTTACGGGAAAAAGTGAGTATGATGATGACAATGATGAAAACAGATACCGTGAAGTGCCTGCGATGCGGTCACGAATGGACGAAGCGGACGCCGGATCGCCCGAAATCGTGCCCGAACTGCAAACAAACGAGATGGGACACGCCGTCAAAATGGGCTACGTCTACTTCATCGAAACGGAAGATAGCCAGTTCATCAAAATTGGCTACTCAACCAAGCCAGTGAACCGCGCAGCGCAGCTCGGAACGCTGATGCCGGTTCGTCTGCTCGGCTGCCTCCCAGGATCGAGAGGTACGGAAAAATGGCTTCATCAAAGATTCGCGGCGGAACATAAGATCGGCGAATGGTTCCACAGTTCAACGGAACTGCGGAATCTCATCGGGATGATTGGTCTTATGGCCCCCATCGAATCGAGACCGCCAAAACAACCCAAGCCGCCAAAGCAGGCCAAGCCACCGAGGCAGCCGAAGCCGCCGAAGCCGCCCAAATTACTCAAACCGCCAAATCCGACGATACTACCGGCGGATGACAAGATCAGAGAAGTATTCTCGATGCTGGGACGGAGGGGCGGCCCGGCACGGGCCAGAAGTTTAACGGCGGAACAAAGGAAGGAAATCGCCCGGAAAGCCGCAGCGACTCGTTAGGCTAAAAGGCAGGATTAATGAACGTAGAATTGTGGAAGCTGATAGCGTCAATCGGCGGCATACTCATCGCCGCCGTGACTACTCCAATCATCTGGGCGATCCGTGCTGAATCTGGTAAGATCCGAGCCGAAAGCAAGCGGGATCTTGCCGAGACGGAACTGCGGCTCACGAAGGAATTGACGAGGATCAAAACGGACATGACCGAAATGGAATCGCGCCTCAATACGCGAATCGATACGCGGTTGACGCACAGATAGAAGGCAGGATTAGCGGGCGGGCGAGGACGGAAAAAGCAAGAGGAAAAACAGGCGGATCAATGACAAGCGAAGAGCGGTTTGAACGGATCGAAGCTTTACAGCTTCAGTTTGCGGAAGAGCAAGTTAAACTGGCGGTAGCGCAACTTACCCTCAACAAAGCGCTGCAATCACTGACCGAATCGGTAAGCCGCTACGTGGACGCATCGAATGCGCGAATGCTTCAAATGGAAGCAAACCTCGATGCCCTGATCCGCGCCATCACGGCAGAGCATACGAACGGGAAGACAGGCGGGAAATGACACGCGAGGAACGAATTCTCGAAGCCCGCCGCATGCTCGATGCGGGCGAATTTGACCGAGCGGTTACGGCGAATGAACCTGAAGACTTACTCTGGAACAGGCTGACGCTCGAATGCGGCCACTGGACGCAATGGTGTTCCAAAATCCACTTCGACAAACACCCGCCCGATCGGGAAAGATGCCATCAATGCGCAAAGGCGTGGATTGCCGCCGAGGAATCCGCATAACGGCCACTCTTATCGCCAATCAGCCCCAGGCGTCCGGCCAGGCGTGGTCAAAGCATCTTATTCACAACCCCCTCAACCGCCGACTGCAGCGCCGCATCCGTAATCGCCGCGCCCGCTGTCTGCACGGCCGCATCCATCACGGTCGGCGGCTGTATTTTAAAGGCGATCTGTTCCGGGTTGTCGAAAGTCTCGCGGGCCCAGCGAAGACGCGTATTGTGCGCCGGAACCGTGATCGCCTCGTTAAAAATATAATCCGCAAATTTCAGACAAGCTGCTTTCACGCGCCCGCGAAAGATCACATCACTCATCAAAGCTGCCGAGTCTTCGTATGTGAGAGCCATTCAATTGTCCTTTCAAATCACGGTGCAAATTTCACGCGGTTGCCGTCCGCCGGATCGTACCAGAGTTGCTTCGTGCCCGCGCCAGGATTGGCAGCCGGCATAGAATCTACCGCAAGCGGACCGCCACCCATCCTGAAAAGAGTTGCCGCAAAGAACAACGGTGTGTTCGCACTTCCAGCATCGTTAGATGTTTCGATCAGCACGTGAGTGCCGGAAAATGACCCGATTCTCAAATTGAGATCCGCTGCGGTACGCACATAAAGCGGATGAGTGGAACTCGTCACGCCCACGCCGAGTTTGGTTGAAACGGTCAGATCACCAGTCACGGCAACGGCGTTGGCCGCGCCGTTCCCCATCGTGATCGCGCCCGCCGCCGTAATCCACAGACGATTCGCGCCGCTTGTGATAATGTTGACGGCACCGGATCCTTGAGTGCCGCAATAAAACGTGCCGGTTACGTTAGGCGATACGATGTAGGCATCTCCGCTCGCAGCAAGGCCGAACCTCAACTCGTAGACGTTGCCGGAATGAACCCTGATGTAATTGTCAACGCCGGTTCCTTTATGCACATCGACCGAACCCAGGTTGCCGCCGAGATTTGCCCCGATTTGCACGCGGCCGCCGCTATTGCCGTTTATTGTTAACAGTTCAGATTCTAAAGAGAGCGTCTTATATTGCGCCGCGGTTCGATCATAGGCCTGAATGACGCCCAATGTCCCATATAAAATCTCGAGCCCCGCGCCGGACGATGGCACCGCGGAACCGATGCTGCGCAGCGCGCCATTGACGTCCAGTTTCGCGGATGGGCTCGCCGTTCCGATGCCGAGCGCCGCAACATTCGCGAGCGTCTTCGCATTCCCGTCTACATTGCCCGGCCAGATTGCAACCGAATCGCGGATCGCGTTGATATGCGCCGCCGCGATGATCTGATTCGGCGCGACGTCGGGCGGGAAGCCGGGCGGCCCCTTGGGCGCGCCCGCTCGCGGCAAGATGAATGGGCTACTGTTCATGCTTCACGCTATTATTGATTTCCGCAATGTCGCCTATGAGCCGCGCTCCGTCTTCCGACAGCACGTAAGGCGCAACCGGCTCGGGCAGGCCTTCGGATTCCTTGACCAGCATCAACTGCTGTCCGAGCGCCGCCTTGATCGCCTCGGAGCGGTCTTGGAGTTCCTTCGCCGTGCCGAGCGCGACGAGGTATTCGCGGCGGATTTCGTTAAGTTGCCGGATCGCCTCGCGGGCGTAATTGGCGATGGTGGGTGAGAGTTTATGTTCGATTCTCATGTTAGCTGTAAGAGGTCAAAATGCCACCCTGAAATTGCAGGCTGCCCGTTGCGCCGCCTGGCTTCGTATATTCGATTGTTACGGTCTGCCCTGGATTGCCGATGAACTGAAAGCCGCCGTCGGCGCGGCAGATGCCCGTATAGCCATCGAGCAGAATCTGCTTGCCCGGCCCATAAAGGATGCATTGCGCCGCGCTCGTCTGCGACGGATGCCGCACGAACGCGCCGACCGTCGAGCCGCCGTACAGCACGACCAGGCCGCGGCTGATAAATTCCGCCTTGTCGCCTGCGCCCGAAGTCTGCTCGGCGATCAGCATGATCGACGAATACGTGCCGTCAAATGTGGTCGGCGATGTCCGCAGCCGCGTCGCCGTCGAGGTGTTGATGATCTCGGTATCGGCATCGCGGATAAAGAGACTCCCGGCCGCATCCGTGCGAACCTTCGCGTCGGAGTAGCCGGTACCGCCCGCGCCGATCTGCTTGAACCAGCCGCCATAATCGCCGGTCGAAAGCGTACCGATCTCGGCGACAATCGTACCCGCCGCATTCCGGACGTAGATCCGGCCCGGCTTCGATCCGCCGCCGCCGACGTCGATAAACGTCGTCACGAGCTTCGACGAATCGATCTCGCCCGCCTTGATCTTTGCCGCGATCACGCAATCCGCCGCGAGTTCCCGCGCATTGATCGCCGCAGCCGCAATCGTGCCCGCAACAACGGAATCGGCCGCAAGGTTTCCGGCGACTACGGCAAGCGCCGCGATCTTGCCGGCCACAACGGAATTTGCCGCAAGCGCGATCGCCGTAACGGAATTCGCCTGCATCGCTTCGGCATACACCGCGTTGGCCGCGATCGCATTCGCCGTGACCGATGACGCCGATAATTGCGGCGCCTGGATCGCGCCCGCCGGAATCTTCGCCGTCACGACCGATCCGTCGGCGAGCACCGTTTCGGTTACCGATCCGGGCGCGAGCTGCGTCGTCTGCAGCTGCCCTTCGATTTCGGCGGCGTTCACGACAGCCGTCCAATCGTTGCCCGCGATCCGCCGGTACAGCTTGTTATCCGTCGTATTCAGGAACACGGCGTCGGCCGGGTACTGGTCCCACTCCGCGCCTACGGGTTTCGCCGAGACGATGTAGACCGGCGCAATCCCCGAGGCAAAGCTGTCGTCGGTAATCGAGCCAGGCGCAATCGGCGAGGACGGCGCATTCGTGCGCTCGACCGGGCGCCGCTGGATTCGCCGCAGCATGTAAACCGAATCCGGCACTCGCGCGCCGAGCGTCGCCTTGTACATGAGCACATGCCCGGCAGGCGTGCGGGCGCGATCCGGCGCCGCGATCGAGATTTCGAGCGTCCGCAGCACGAGCATTCCGTCCAGGCCGTATTTCTGCGCTTCGACATCGACGCTCATACCGCGCGCGAGGCCCGGCGCGGTGAGGGATGCCGTCACGGTCGGCTTCGGGAATGCCCGCTCCGATACTTCGGTCTGCGCCCACACATCCGCCGTCAACTGGCTCGAGATGTTGCGATCGACGAGCGTAACCGAGAGAATCCCGTACTGCGTCTGGCTTGAGGCGTTGTTCGCCGTCGAGCGAATCTCGCCCGTATCGGTCAGCGCGCCAAGCACGAGCACGCGGTTCGCGGCTTCGGAGAAATCGCGCGCGTAGTCATCGAGCCGGTATGGCATCTTCGTTGTGCCGTCCGGCTGATCGCTCAGTCCGAAGGGCGCGACGATCGAGCCGATGCGGTAGTAATTGAGCTTCCCGTCATACGAGACATTCCATTCGGCGCCGGTCAGCGCGCAGATTTCGTCAATCGCGTCGCGGATGCGCTGATCCTTGAATTCGATATCGCCGAGCGTCATCTGCGTCACGATCGTGCCGGCCGTGATCTCCGGAACGTGCGCCAGGATATCGGTAATGATCGTCGAATCGGCCGTGCCGGCGGGCCAGGATTGCGTAATGACCGCGCGCTCGAACAGGATGCCCCAGTCGGACGCCGAGACGACGTTGCGGACACGCGGGCCTTCGGGCTTGCGCTGGACCGAGAGCGCGAAGCCGCCGAATAACAACTCGGTCGTATCCTCGTCCCAGACCGTGACCTGCTGCCATTCCTCGACCGCCGCCGCGGCCGTCGCATAGCGGTCCACGTCATAGCGCGCCTGGTCGTAGCGCGCCGCGACGCCGTGATCGAGCAGCATCGACAGCTCCGCCGTCGAGATCGCCTCGCTTGAATCCTGCTTGATCGAGAGCGATTCAACATCTACGGCGTCGGAAATGTCAATGCCGTCTATTGCGGCCCTAACACGCATGGGAATTCAAAAAAGGGGCGGCAGCCGAAAAGAGGAGATCAAAAACCGGCTGCCGCCGGTCGGATCAACAAGGAGCACGCCAACAGAGACCTACGCCGTCGCGCCCTGCATGCGCATCTGCTGCGCCACGCGGGAGCTCACAACATCGGGATCGGTGCCGTTGAGATTCACGGTCAAGGTTCGTTCGCCCGAGACGACGCGCTCGATGTTCGCGGCCATCGCGCGGGTATCGATTTCGATTGCCTGGATCGAGCCGTTGATCATGCGCGCCGGATATTCGATCCATTTGAGCCAGTCGATCGCGGTTTCGATCGCCGTGAGAATTGACGTCCAGGTCGGTATCGTCGTACCCCAGTAATTCGCCTCCATGTTGGTCGCGATGTTGCGCATGATGTGCGAATCGGAGAGCAGCGAATCGCCCTGCGTCACTAAGCCGATTTTGAGGTACCGCGTCGATTCCTCGATTGCGTTGAGCGTTTTTTCCTGCTGGCGCCCCTGGAAAAATCCCATGATCCCGGAAGCGATCCCGCCAATCGCATTCACCCAGCCGAGCGCGCCGCCCAATGCGCCGCCAATGCCGCCCGCCGCACCGCCGCCGCCGGTTCCGGGAATCGACGGCACGCCGGGAACACCGGGTTTATCGCCGCCGCCGAAGATGCCGCCGAATGCGCCGCCTATGCCCTTGATCGAGTCCATGATGCCGCCGAAACCCTTGCCGCCAAGAAGATCGGCGAGCGCGCCCGAGATGAAATTGCTCAGCGCCTGTGTTGCCGGTTCGATAAACGAACTGGTGACCGCCTGACCGAGCGACTTGAGCAGCGATTTGCCCTTTTCGCCCCATGACATATCGCCATCCCAGAGCGATTTCGAGATGTCCTGCGCGAAGTTCGTGATCACGGTCGAGACGTTCGTCGCGAAAGTATCGAAGGGTTGCTTCATGTCGGTTATGGCCTTGCCGGCATCAGCCGCGCCTTTCGTGAGCTTGCCGTATGCCGCGTTGCCGGTATTTCCCATCGTGTCAAGACTTGTGTCGTAATCCTTCGTACGCTGAATCGCGGCGTCCAGATCGGCGGTCAACTGCGGCAGAGGAATCGCCTTGATCGCGATGCCCTGGGCGGTAATCTTCGCCGTCGCTTGATCCATCGTCGCGATCCAGGCATCGGTACTGTACTTCCCGGTTTGCACTGCAATCTCGTATGCGGCGATCTCATGCACGAGCTTATTCGTCTCGGCCTGATACATGCGCAACTTTTCGAGGATGATCGCGTCGTGAAATTTCGTTGTCGCGGCCGCCGCCTCTTTATGCTTCTCCGTAAGCCTGCCGGTTTCCGTAATGAGACCCACAACTGCGGGTTTCGCCTCCGTGATCTTCGTCGTTGTCTTTTCGGTTTCAGTACCGAGTTTCTGCGCCGACTTCCACGCCTCATCGAGATTGAACAGCTTGTTTACGCCCGGAATCTTGCGGGCCGTCTCGATGAATTTATCGAGCGCGTTCGTGATCCATCCCCACACTTTGGCCGCTGTATTCCTGATATCGTTCCAGATGTTCGAGAGATTGCCGGCAATCTTTTCCCACGCCCACGACCACACCGAAATGACCGCATCCCAGTAAAGTTTCGCGAGCGTCAAAAGCGGCTTGAAGATTGTGCCGAATACCTTTTCGATTGCCGCCCACGCGGATTCAAGCACACCCTTAATCCGGCTCCAAACCGAACTCCACGCCTCGGTCAGCCCGTCCCAGGCCTGCGTCAGCACGGCGACAATCGCATCCCAATTCTGATAGATCCAGGTTCCAAGAGCGGCGAGCGCCGCGACAATACCGGCGATCGCAAGCGCCCATCCGCCGAGCGCGGCGACCGATACACCGAAGAATCCGGCAAGACTAGTTAGCGCCGGCATGAGCGTTCCGATCGCGCTCGTGATTCCGCCGATCGCGAGCAACAACGGACCGGCCGCGGCGGCCAGCGCCGCAACTGCGAGCGCGGCATTCTTCAACGGCTCGGGCATTTCATTGAAGAAATTCGCTGCCTCGACCGCTTTAGCGACCACCGCGGAAAGAACCGGCAAAAGCGCCTGCAATGCCGGGATGAGCGCCTGCCCGATCGGGATCAACGCCTGCGTGAGTTGATCTTTCAGGTTCGACCATTGCCCGGTAAGCGTCTGGCTCATCTTTTCCATGTTGCCGCCGAAGTCGCGGCGCATACCGTCGAGAATCACCTGCACGGCCTGACTTGCGTTCAGTGCGCCTTTTTCGGACAACGTCTGCACTTCGGCGATGGAGACGCCGGCAGCCTCAGCAAGATATTTCCAGCCGGAAACACCGCGCTCAGACAGTTGGTTCATCTCCTCGGCCGACACCTTGCCCTTCTGAATCATCTGACCGAGTGCAGTAGTCAGCCCGTCGATATGCTCTTTGCCGCCGCCCATCGCCGCAGCCGCATCGCCGATCGCGCGCAATGTCGGGATCACCTGATCCGCTTCAAACCCGAGCGCCTTCATGCGCTGCGCGGATCGCACCAGATCGGTAAATTCAAAGGGCGTCGTAGCGGCGAAGGCCTGCAGGTCCTTGAGCATCTTCTCAGCTGCCTCAGCCGAGCCGAGCATCGTCGTGAATCCGACGCGGGCGGTATTCAATCCCTCCGCCGCATTGACACCAGCCGCGCCGATGGCGCCCATCGCGATCGTGACGCCGCTCAGCGCCGCGCCGAGTCCCATGAGTGACGGCGCGAAATCAGCCAGACTCGCCCATTTCGATTTCTGGTCATCGAGCATCCGCGCGGTATCGTCTCCGAACTTGCGAAGCTCCGCCGCGGCCTTATCGACTTCCGCTTCGATCTGAACGGATAATGTGCCGAGCGATGCGCCCGCGCCAGCAAAGCCGCCCATCAGGATTTACCCCTCATATCAAGCACCGGATACCCGATCGCCTTCAACTTCGCGAGAATCTCATCGCCCGTCATCGGCTCGCGCTCGCGCTGCGCCTTCGCCCGGATTTCCTTCGCGTTCATCATGTATTTGACCGGATCGTACTTGCCGCGCTTGGACCTGACGGCCGCGACCATCGCGACAATGCGCGCCGTATACCAATCGGCCCGCTGCTCGCGCTGCTCGCGGGCTTCCATCAATTGCGCGATTTCCCGCAACGTCAGGGCGCAGAATTCACCGGCCGTGATTCCACATCCGGCGCGGAGGTAGGCCCAGAGCCGGAGCCATCGGTCGAAGGTCCAGCGAGGCGCGGCAGCTTCCGCGCCCGCGTAGGGCGCGGCGGTTCGGCTGTACCGCTCGGCATCGTGCCGTTGAGCGCCTTGACGATCGCCGGCATGATGCGCGCGAGATCATCGAGCCCGAACATGCGCGCCACGGCGTCGCGCTCGGTGTCAGGCTGCCGATCGAGCAAACCGGCCCACAGGATATCGCGCACGCGCATGAATAGCTGGCCGGAATGCGCGAGCCCGCCCTGCTCCTGCGCCTGCCGGCCGACATCGCGAATATCGGCCAACAAGTCGCGGTCGAGCACTTCCGCGTACCGGATGAACGCGAGCGCGCTATACCGCAGCAGGAGCTCCTGACCGTCGAGCGTCACCGCGACGGCCGCCGAGACGAGTGAACCGTTTCCGTTCATGGGACAGGAGCTGTATCGGTCAGCGTGATGGCCGTAGTGAGCCGGAACACCGGATTGAGCATCTGCGCATCGTCGGCGTTGAGCGCGCCGAAGGTCATATCGCGAATAAACGCCCTGAATGTGCCCCAGGTGAATCCGCCGACTGCCGACGAATTCCATTTGATGGCGCAGTCACGGACCTCGCCCGAGGTAAACAGGCCGATAAGTCCATCTTCCGTTTCATCGTGAGTGGCGAGATTCGGGTCCCAGATCACTGACAGGTCGCACTCGCCGGGATCCTTGAATCCCTGGATGTAATCGCGGTAATCGCCGGCGTCGAGCGTCGTCACATCGACTTCTTCCGCCGTCACCGAAACGTCGCCGATCTCCTGCACCTGCCCGACCTCGACATAGGCCAAGCCGGCAGCGTTCTTCACCAAGAAGCTGCAGGATTTCCCGGTTAACTTTGCCATACAAAGCCCTCCCTTTCGTAAAGTTATTTTTGCCCCGGCATCACGCCGGCAGAAACGTTTGCACCTGAAACCGCAAAATGCCGTGCCGCGTCACGCCGTCCGGCTCGCGCAGCGTCTGCGCGTAGAGCCAGATCGTCTCGACATATTGAAATCCGCTCACCGGCAGCACGGCGCGGCTCAATGCGTTTTTGGCCTGCGCCATCAACTGCTGGCACTCCTGCATTCCCGGCTGGCGGCTCCAGACGTGCACCGTAACGTCGAGATTGATCGCCTCGCCGTCGAGCGGATCGGCATGCTCGCCGATGAATTCGCCGATCGTGGCATAGGGATACGCCTGATTCGGGCCCGCCTGGTCGATTACCGGCACGGGCGCGAGCGCAGGCATAAGCGCCGTATAAATAGCGGATTGCACTTCAGCTAGCGGCAGCAATCGCCCTCGTGTAGCGGCGGGAGTGCGGCGATAGGGCGGCAGATCGCCGCTTCGCCGCCATCAGGGCGATCAGCTCGATGCGGAGATCGCGGACGCTCACCAGATGGATCGGCCCGGCCGCCTTCGCGGCCTTGCGTATCGCCGTTTCCCTGTCAAACCAGTACGGGCGCCCGCGGTAGATCACGAGATAATCCGCCTTCGCTGGTGCTAATTTCATGCGCCGGATCTCGACAGGCGTGTATTTTTTGCTGCGGAGTTTCGCGGCGGTCAGAAACGCGAGCGCCTGATCGAACGTCAGTCTCAGCCGGTAGCCGCGGCGCCGGCGGACACCGGCGAGTCCCGATTTAAGCCATAGATACGCCTGGCGCAGCGTAATCGGCGCGGCTCGAACGAGTTCGGGAATCGTAATCGTCTGACCGCATGAGCTCGGACAGCCTATCTTATCGTTGGGATAAGAGAGCGAAGCGGCAATGGCTTTGGTCAAAGTACTCCCCTCAGCCCCAATTTCACGAGCTGCTGAATCCGCTTCACGTGCAGCGCGATGCCTTCTTTGTAGGCCGGATATAAGAACGGCCGCTCGAACGTGCCGAACTCCGAAATACTGCGCGCGATCGGAAACGCCGCGCTTTCGTCGATTCCGCGCGAGCGGCACCATTCGCGGATCGGCTCGAGCGGCGGAAAGTGCGGGCGCGTTCCGAATTCGACATACGGCGCATAGTTCAGATCGGAATAGACCGACACCAGCAACCGCTTGGGCGATACGCCGACCTGGATCGAATCGTAGAGCGCATGGGTATCGTAGGCGTCGAGGCGCTTCAGATTCCGCCGCGCGTTGCGGCGGACGCGCTCGGCCGTGTCGATGTTCGCATCGCGCAGCCACTCGGGAAACTCGCGGCGCAGATAGTCGATGTTTTTCGCGATCTTGTCGCCGCCGGTTATCCGGACACGGAATGCCATTCAGACCACACTATGCCGAACGATTGCACTTATCAGGGGATAAGTGAGTTGTGAAATATTCTTCAGGGTCAAGACCTGATTAGGGGAACTGAGTTGTCATGCCGATACGGTCGGCTCGATGCTGACTGGTTCGAACAATCTGTATCAGCAGGGGATAAGAGGGGCTTTGACCACACTAGTCCGGCTTCGCACTCTTATCGTATGGATCGGACAGGTCCTCAGGACTCGTCTGGTCAGTCGCCAGGCCGCTGCTCGGCCTGCAATTCGCGGATCTGATAGACGATCGTGTTGAGGCACAGACTACAATACATTTCATCGCCTGCCTCCGGCGGCATGGTTACGACCCAGACCTCATGCCCGCAGCTCAGGTAGACAAGCCTCCCGGTTCCGTCCGCGTCCGGCCGCACAATCCGCACCTTTCGTTTTTCGATCAGGGTCGCGTCGATGTGGGCGATACGCATTGTTACAGACATTAGCGAATTAGTCGCTGGGCTTCTGCTCGGCCTGTAGTTCGCGGACCTGCGTCACGAGCGTATTCAGACACGCGCCGCAGTACAATTCTTCAGGCGGCATGATTGTTATCCAGATTTGATGACCGCAGGAAAGATCAGCGAGATAACCGAGCCCGTCGTCATCCGGGCGCGATCGCACGAGCTTGCGCGGCTGCAGTAACGTTTCGTCGATATGCGCCGTTCGCGCGGTCATAGATCAATAGGAATCGGCGCGACCATGCCGCACGGATCGGAACCCAGGCGAAAGAATCGCTTCATCGGGTCAGGCTCATCGAGATATTCCACTTCAATCATGTGATTCGGCGCGGCGACGATACGCTCGACGTGCTTACGCATTAACTCGCACAATTCCACACCGCGATTGACTTCCATGCTTTCCTCAAATACCTTCTCGCCATCGGCAAAACCGCGAACGGCAAAACGGGCCATTTGACCACACGACCTCCGAACTATCCACTTATCCTACGATAAGAGCGGGAACCATCGGCTAGTCTGGTCATTATTGTGCGCCCGCTTCCTTGCGCTCGCAAGCCATCTCGATCCACGTATCGGCGTTGTCTACGTTCTTCACGCCCGTCACATCGTAATACTGATCGCGCCACAGCACGCGGTAATTCGACGTGATGCCCGGCTGATAGCGGATGGTCACGAACACGGCGACGCGATCGCTCAACTGATCGCCCGCCATGATCTCGCGCGGCGACGGCGTGCGGACGTTCGCCGGGATATTCGGCGCGAGTCCCGCCGGAATCGAGACGCGCTCGCCGCCTGCGCCGTCCGGAAAGCTGTCCATCAGGAAGAGCGCGACCCATTCGCGGAGGTCGGATGCGGTCATGACCACACCATCGCTACTCCGCCCACTTATCCCAACGATAAGAACAGTTGTTTGGACTCATCTGGTCAAGCCCCGCTTCGTTCTCTTATCGTAGGATAAGTCGATTGCATTGGCTTCGCGTGGTCTACACGCCGGAGATCTTATTGAGTTCGAGCATATTCTCGAAAGAAGCCTCGCTCATTTCGGTGGGTTGTGGATCCAACATTGTCTTTAGCCTCCTAACTCAATCTGAAACGGCCGCCACAGGTCCGCGATGCCCGGAGGCAGTTTCGCCGCAGCGCCGGCATACTTCGCCGGCCGCGCGCCCATCCGATCCTCGTACAGCGTCGTGGCGTATTCGAGAATCCCCTCGCGGACCGGCTCGGGCACATCCGAGCCCGCCGCGCCGAATCCCGCCGAGACGTACTCGATCTCGACGGGCCCTGACGGCGCCGTATCGAGCGTCACGATATTCCATGCCAGCGTATAGCCCGTGATCGCCGTGCCGTTTGACAGGATCTCCGTTACGCTCGCGACCGGCCCGCGCGGCAGCGCGCATGCCGGATCGCCGTTTGATTCCGGCACAAACAGCGCCTTGAGCGTCTGCTCGATGAGCGACCGCCGCAGATACTGCTCGCATCTGGACGTCGCGGCGTCGATCTCACGGTTGACGAGAGCAGGCTCGGCGCCGACCGTGATGCCGTTCAGCCGCGCGTGATCGGTGAATTCCTCGACGGTCACGATCGGCGCGGTCGCGGGCGTGACGACGATGATATCGGCGAGCCTCAATTTGCCCTTTCAGGGTCAAACGGCAGCGCCCGCTGCATTTCTTCCGTCGTCATATTTTCCTCGCGCACGATCTCGCCGGTATCGGCGCGCGTGATCGATTTGACGCCCGAGCGCGGCGTGTTCAGCACGATCAGGCAGTCCATCTCGCGCATTTCGTATCCACCGTTGATCTTTTCAGTCGTCAACTTGACCGCGAGGTTCGCATGCTCGATTGCAGCGCCGAGCGATTTCATCACGTCCTTCTTTTGACGCTCTAGATCGAATACTTGCGCGGTCTGCCGCGCGAGCTGCTGCCCGAGCTCGTAAAGCTCCGAGCGCGTGAATTCATAGCGCACGCTTTCAGTCGTGTGCTTCGGTTCGCTCATCGCGCACACCTGCATTCCGCCATCGGCAGCCCGCAAAATGGGCACATTTTGACCCGCGCTTTGTTTTCCGGCGCGGACATCGCCTTATTCTGCGGCGTCCGCGCCGGTTTGCGCTTCGGTTGTTTGGGCTGCTTTTTGGCCACTTTATACGGCCGGTGGTACTACCCCTTCTAGAAACGCCGCAGGCGTGTAAATGATTAAAACTAAACGCTCTTCCACCAAAATCGAGACCAAATTTTTTGTAAAGTCGTCTTCGTTTTGGGTAGCGACCTGCACGTTGACCTCTTCGCGGTCGAGGATCTGCGAGTGACCCTGGAACTGGCCGGTGAAAAACACGCCCGCGGCAATGTTCGAGGACATCACCAGGCGCGTGCCCCAGATGCGGCCGTTCGCCGAATAATCGACCGGATTCGCGAACAGGTAATTACCCTGCGAATTCTTGAGCAGCGACACGGCGCCCCAGTCGGCGGGATTGACTACCGTGCCATCGGCCATGTAACCGGCGGCCGCAAGCTGAAAGATCGCCGAGCCGATCGAATCGACCAGCGTCGTGCCGGCGGCGGTCGCCGTGGCGTTCGCGATCACGGGCAAAAATCCCTTCAGCGACGGCGACGCGCCCGTGCCGTTGATGATCTGGTTGTCCTCGGCCTTCTGCACGCCGTAGATGCCGTTATTCTCGATCTGCGATGCGACAAACGGCAGATCTTCCCATGACTGCCGCGACACCTTGAAATAATGCGCGATCGTCTCAACCGGCAACGATCGAGGTGTGAAGACCTTATCCGATTTCGGCTTTGCGGCGCCCTCGGCGACCGGCGCGGCGAGGTTGGTGAAACTGGTTTCTTCGACGTATTGCACCGCGCCCGCCGTGGTCGAACCCTGCGGAATGAGCGAGCGCACACCCATCGGCAGGCGCGCGCCGACCGCAACGCCCGGCAATAGCACGGGCAGTGCGCGTGATACGCCGGTGATATCTTTCATGTGCAGCGGACCTTTGACGATTGCCGTATAACTGCCGCGGCCGCCCTGCTTGATGAAGTTGAGGAAGCCCGCGTCTTCGACAAATTGCTGGCCGATCGATTTCGGCGGCTCGGGCGTGGCCGGTTTCTGGCGCTGGCGTTCCTCGATCGCGTCGAGGCGTTTTTCAGCGGCGGCGATCGTCTCGGTATGCTTGGCTTGCAGTTTTGCGAGATCGGCGTCGATCTTCTCGATCGCGAGTTTGATTTCGCCGGCGGGCTTGCCGGCGGCGAGCGCGGCGTCGAGCGCGCCGTACTTGGTTTTCAGTTCAGTGAAGAGGCCGAGTACTTGCGTGCGGTCCTCTTCCGAGAGCAATGGAGTAGCCATGATGATTACCTTTCTTTGAGTAGGAACGTTTCCTTCGCGACCCATGACATGAGCGCCATAGCATCGCGCAATTCGTCGTCTTTGCCCTCGTCAGCGTCACGCCGATCAAGCGCCTTAAAACCACCGGCGGCAATCGCGATCGCCGCCTCTTTCGACAGCCCACCATCCCGGAGGTACTGTTCCAAATCTCGTATCGTCCAGTCGTCCGACTTCACGCCCGTCATCCGCGCTTTGGGATTCGCAGGCAGCGGAACAACGCTGAATTCTAAGATGTCCAAATCATGCAGCACCCTGATGCCAGTGCGGGCATCGACCTCCGCGCCATTTTCGCGGATGCGATATCCGATGGACATGCCAAACGGCTGTTTCAATTTCTGTGCGTGACGAACTACGGCGTGTGCGTCTTTCCCTTCATTCGAATCGAGTGTAAATTCGCCCCGGACATATAGACCTTTGGAGTCTTCCTCGGCATACGTCGAAAAACCGACTACACGGCCCGTATCATGACCGAACAACACAGGCCAATGGCCCTTGGTTTCTTCAATTGTGTGCAGAAATGCGGACTTACGGATCTTGTCGCCTTGAAGATCTATATTTCCAAAGACGGCGCAATGTCCCTCAAACTGCCCCGCCTCTGTCAATTCCTTGATTGCGAAAGGCGCGCCGAAATTCTTGCGGTCGCTCGTATTTGTCATAACGTCCTCGCGATCTCCAACACCCACTCAATTGCTGAATCCGGATGCTCGACCCAGGCGTATTCAGGCACGCGAATCAGTTCGTAGCCAGCGCGCTCAAGAGCATCTGATTTCCGCTTGTCCTTGGCCTTGACGTGTTCCAGCGAATGCCAGTAATCACCGTCAAATTCAATCGCTATGTTTTTCTCAACGCAAATCGCATCGATGACGAATTTCTTGAATTGCGCCTGCCGATTAAATCGCAAACCGGCAGCTTCCAGCCGATCGAAGAATGCCGTCTCGGCTGCTGATACACTGTTTTGCTTGTATCGCGCAGTGTACGCGCCATTGCATTCCTTGCTGCAAAACTTTACCCGCGCGCCATTGGACTTGAGATAGGACTCTTTACGCTGAAAAGATTCCCCGCACCACAGACATTCAAGAGTGACCATTGGAGCAGCATTCTCACGAGCCTGCTGGCGCAAACAACACTCCGATGAACAAAACTTGCGGCGATCAGCTTTATATCGAAAGAACTCAAGAAGACTCTCACCAAACTAACCAAGGATCTCGAAGCTACTAAGAAATCCATCAAGGAACTTGAGGCGAAAGCGACCAAACGAAAAGTCGGGTCTACCTGAGTTCTCATCGTCTCACCCGCCGCGTCCTCTCGCGAACACTGAACGACAAAACGCACCTGCAATTCACGACCATGTCGGGGGGACAGCCCAACGTCGAATCCCCCGGATACATGAGCGGCCAGCCGCCCACGCGGAACGCCTGGCCAAGCGTCCGCCTCTGCCCCGATGCTGCGGCATGCGCCTCGCGCGCGCCCGGCATCGCGATCCAGATTTTGTAGAGCGGGATCGCAACTTCATGGGCGGCAACGAGCGAGCCGTGATTCGCCGCCGCGTGCACTTCCGTCCGCGCGATCGTCTCGGCGCGCGCCGGCGTGATCGACCGGCGGTGCTTCACGATGCGCGTCGCGATCTGATCGCGCGTTTCGCCTTTTTGCACGCCGATGCGGATCTGGTTGCCGATTTCCTCGCGCGAGGTATCGGAGATATTGCGCACGCGGTCGGCTGCGTAGCGGCGGAGCCATTCAACCGCGGCCTGCTGGAAGATATCGAGTCCGGCCTGTTTGAACGATGCGAGGTCCGCCTGGACCATCGATCCAGCGGCAGGCGTCACGGCGAGCCATACGCGGTCGAGATACCGCGCCCATTCGGATTCGAGCACGGCGTCAATCGCCGCCGCTTCGCCATCGCGCTCGTAGGCCGCCGCCGCTCGCTGCCCTTCGCGCGCGAGGACGAGCGCCGCGGGCGGCGTCCAGCGGCGCGTCTGCGCGTCGAGGAAGCGGCGGAATTCGACGGCCATGCGCATGCGAGACGATGATTTCGGAACAATCAGGAGTGCACTCATTGCGGCGTGCATATAAATGCGGTATAATTAGTCAAGTGCCTAACCCTAGCGATCATCGGTCCCTATCGGTTCTCATTCTTCAGCGGTGATGGGCAGGAACCGCCACACGTGCACGTTTATCGCGATCGCTCTGAAGCAAAGTTTTGGCTGAATCCGATAACGCGATCATTCAGCCGTGATTTTAGCGAGCAGGAATTAAAGCGCATTGAACAACTCGTGATCGACAACCGCGAACGATGGATGGAGATTTGGAATGGCTACTTTAGAAGATGAAAACGTGCAGGGAATCTCCCTCACTTTCAATAACGATGAGCTTACCTGCGTGCTAGCGGATGGACGCACTATTACCGTTCCGCTGGTGTGGTATCCGCGGCTTTTGAACGCGACCGAATCCGAGCGGAACGATTTCCGATGGCTCGGCAACGGCTATGGAATCCATTGGCCGCAAATCGATGAAGATCTGACGATTGCCGGATTTCTTCGTGGCGACATGGCGCCAGGAGGACAACGCATTCATAGGCGCGTGGCATGAACAAATCCCTCATCTCTCGCGCCATGCGCGAGCTCGCCAATCACCGGTGGGCGCAGCCCGGCGCATCCAATCCCGGCCGCCCGCGCTCGACCGACCGCTGCCCGTGCGGCAAGTACACCAAGCATACCGCCCAAATCCGCCATCACGACTGTCACGAGCCCTCCGCCTCGGGCGCAACCTCGCCGCCGAGCGGCAGGAAATTCGCCGGCGCATAGAACACATCGCCGCCGGCGACGGTATCGTATTCGAGATCACGCCGCCCTTCGTTCTGCGTGATCAGGCCCGCCGTCCAGAGCTTATGCACGCGGTCGGCGGCTTCGGTGCGGGCCGCGGCGATGGCGTCGAAGGAATCCTTATCGAATTCCATCTCCGATTTCAAGTCGCGGCCTACCGTGCGGTTCAGATCGTCGCGGAATTGCGTCAAAAGCGGCCAGACCGCTTCCATGTAGAGCGCCTGGCGAGCTTGTATGTAGTTACTGTAAGTCTGTGAGGCGGTATCGCCGATGAGCTGCGGCGGCACGTGAAAGACGCTCGCAATATCGCGCTTCGACAGCACCTGCTGTTCGGCCACACCCGAATCGACCGGCGGAAAGCCCATCTCGTGCCATTTGGCGTTCTGGAGCCAGAGCGCCTCGCCCGATTCGCGCGAGCGCCGCAGGCGTTCGCGCAGTTGCGAGACCTGCGTATCGGTCCACTCGCTATCCTCCGCCGCCTCGATCCAACCGGGCGCGAATCCGCCCTGGAGCATCCGCTTCATGAGCGTCGCGCCTTCGTTCTGCGCGTCCACCTGCAGCATCGCGGCTTCGAGCGGCGCCATGCCGTAGATCGGATCGAGCGGATGGAAGAGCTTCGAGTGCACCATGTCGGCGGGCAATACCGGATACTGCATGCCCTTGGCGTCGCGGATGACCCACATGTTCACCTGCGGGCGGCGGTTATCCTCGGTGCCTGGCGTATTGATGTTCGTTTTGGCCGTCACGCGGTCGGGCTGCACGAGATACAGCGCGACCGGCGCGCCCGCGGCGTTGCGCCCGATTTCGATGAAGCAGTTGCCCGAGAGCAGGATATACGAGATCCACGATTCGATGAACGAGCGCCCGCCCGCCGCGCGCAGCAGCACAAGCAGATCGCGCCCCACCGACAGATCGAACTTCACCTGCTTTGCGGTTCCGGCAACCAAACTTACACAGGCAAAAACATCGCTATTCGCCATGTATCCGGATTTCGCGAGAAACGGGTATTCGCGGTCGGTCCAGCGCGCGCCCGGCAGGTACCCGAAGCCGCCGCGGATCGTCACGGTCGGCAGGTTGCCGCGGCCGTCGTTAATGATCGGCGTTTCCTTGCGGAAGATGTTACGGATGCGCGTTAGGACGGGCATTTTGACCACACGTGGCCGGACTACTCAGGCTGATTGGGGATAAGAGAGGCTGCTAATTCGTGGGTCCGGTAGCGGGCAGTGCTCCCGCTACCGGATGAACTACACTGCTTGAAACCTACGGATGCAATCCTTCTTCGGGGCTGGATATCATGAACGGTTCGGGTACTTCTACAATTTCCTCCCCATTGTCATCCATCCCCACTACTACCTCTTCCGGACCTTGAGTTCTGCGAAATCGGAAATACCTTTGCCAGTACTTCCTCGCTTTCTTCTGCCATTCATCAGCAGAAACCTTCTTTGACTTCATGCTGAGTAGTTGCAAATCCCTGACGAGCTCGCGGCTTTCATGCTCCGGATCAGGGTGGTTCTCGCGGAACACGTAGCCCCAGAACTCCGTGGAGAAGTCCGCCTCTGCTCTCCAGTCATCGAGAATCTCGCTTGTCACTCCATTGCGCCCGATGAACGGAAAATGCGTCGTTTCGCGCCACTGATATAGCCACACGGCGAACTGACGGTACTCTTCCTTCAGAAAATAGTAGCCATGGTCGCGGTGAGGAAATAGTTCCTCGTAGATAATAGTTTTCGTGCTGGAATCGGCCTTTTCCATCCGCAAGCGGATATTCGCGTCGATGCCGGATGCCACCTTGACCAAAAATGCGTTGTCCATGTTGGCGAATTCCGGATAGAATGCCCGCGATATTCCCATGAAGTCCGTATCGCTGCGCGCCGATCGCGGATGATCGAATAAGTTAAACAGCCCCGGCGCATCCTCTCGCATGTCGGTGAATCCGTACGTATCGATCGTTACGTTCAATCCTTCCGGAAAATCCTCTTGGCCCAGATTCGCTAGCATGTTGCTAGAGTGCTGACCGTTAATACGGAACGTTTCACCGCTTGTTTCATGAATGGCAACCGCCCAATTCGGCCCGACGAAACTGCCATTCCTCAAGTGATTGTGCAGGAACTTCAAACGAGCGCCACGGATTTGCCGCTCGCCCGGAAGTCCGGGCATAGCCGCGACTTGCTTAGCAAGGTCTTGGGTCAACGGTTCGATTCGAGTGCTTTTCTTGTAATACATGGTGTCTTTCTCCATCCACATCGGGATGATTCTGAGTCCGGATTGCCGACATAGTGTCGGGTCCGGACGAAGCCATCAGTTGAGTCAGTTGGAACAACTCCGCTTCGATCCAGTCGAGGAGTCGCTTCTGCTCGATTTTCGAGACATTATCGGGCATCCATTTTGAGGTCTTGTTCTTTTCGTAGTTCTCCTTTCTCTTGCGATCAATTTCCTTCGCAAGGCGTTTAATGAACGCATGAACGCCCGCACCGTTCAGTTGCGGACGTGGCGCATGATCTTCGCAGATCAGCCGCAATTCTTCATCCACCGACAATCGGTAACCTTCTGGCGTTCGCTCAATCGTCAACCATGGAAGCATCCGAGCACGCGTCATTAGCGCCGAATTCGGGGCAGCGTCTATACGCCCAGTAATCTCACAAATCTGCTCAATCGAGCGAATCTTACCATCGGCCACCTTCAGCACAGCTTCGCAGAGTAATCGGCGCTGGCGTTCAGCATTATGCTCAGACAATCGCTTCGCGCCTGTCGTCTGCTTGGGCAGTTTCGGTGTTGCAGGATGCTTCTGCCGATAGGCCGCAACTACTTTATATGTACGTTTGACGCCAGGCGCAGCTAGGGCCTCTTCAAACTCAGTGGCGGGAATCCGCGCGAGTTGTTGCCAATCGGCAGACTCATTGTCACCTACATTGAGGTCAGCAAGAGTCACCCTTGAATCTTTCAAGGCTGCTATATTGCCGCCCAGCCCGTTGAAGCGCTCGCCGCGCTCCGCCATCTCAATCAGCAATTCACCAGCACGCCTCTCCGCACGTAACCGAATTGCGCTTGCCAACTCCTCGGGCTCGCGATTCTTGGCCCGACGATGATATTCTTCCCAACCAATTGCCTGACTCCGCCATTCGCGCACCTGATCCACTCGCGCACATTCGGCAATCGCACTGCACATCGCCCGATACAAATCAACGCTCTGCGTGCGGTCTGCCAGGATTAGCGCCGTACTTTGATCGATTGCGTTCCGCTCGTTAGGCATGGGTTCGCCTATATAATATGACAGATCTGTACAGACTGCACTAAGCCAAAGGTATGATTAGTACCATGACCCGCCGCACGCTGATCGCCCTGCCGCTCTTGACCACACCAGTCCAGGGAGCCTGTCTTACCCAGTGGATAAGAGAAGCAAGCCGGACGGGAGTGGTCGCACCCGCACGCCAGAGCACCGCCGATAGCGAGAATCCCGACGATTGGGACCCGCGCGATTTCCCCGAACACTGGTCGAGTACTTTGAGCTCCTCGACATTCCGGCGCATCCTTCGCAACCTTCAGCGCCTGTCTTGCCTTATAATTCGTGGTTTTTGCGAGCGATGCAATTTTCCCGGCCACTGATCGCGCTTGGCGGTCAGTAAACCCTTGCGTTGAATTCGACGCAAGGGTTTTCGCTTTACCTCGCCCGCCCTCAATCCCGCGCGATCCCGCATCCCTCTTTCGTTGTGCCGCATTCAATCGCGCCTGCTCGTGAAACGCCTTCGTCGTGACTGCCGTCGCTTGTTCCTCGGTCAGATGCCGCCGATAAAGATTCTTTACGAGCAGCCACGGCAACACATCCATCCCGTTGCTGACCTCGCGGAATTCGACGAATCGGGGCGTCTCGCCGCACGCAAGGCACGCCTTGAGGCGGTTGCGTCCGTCAAGCACCTGTCCTTCATACAGAACAATGGGATCAAGCAGGCCGCTCTGCGAAATACTGAGTTCGAGCTGTTCGGCGTCATAACGGTCAAGCTCGGGGAAATACGCACAGTACGGGTGGATCTGAAGATCACTCGGCTTGCGTATCGCGACTACGTTTTGTGTCATGAAGTTATACCCTGTATCGATTGTACACTATGTACATTGAAACCGTATAGGCTATACTGGACACATGGACGCCGAACACCGATACATCAGCCTCTATCTGAGCAAGGTAATCCTGGAACGAATCGATGACTATCGATTCGAAAAGCGCTTCATAAGCCGAACCGAAGCCATCCGTGACCTGATAGAAAAATCGCTGCCACCAGACCGCAATCCGCGCAAGAAAAAATGACCGCTGACGAACGCCGTCAAATCCGCGCTGCAATATCGAGCGGCAAGTTTACTCGCCGCATCGTTAATCACGTACCGAATAAGTGGCATACGCTGACGGCCATCCTCGAATGCGGTCATGGCTGCTGGTTCTCCAAGGATGAAACGACGGCGACCTGCATGTTATGTATTAAAGATTGGATACGGACTAACAACCCATGACCCGCCGCACGCTGATCGCTCTCCCGCTCGCCGCGATAATTCCTGCACGCCCCGACAATGCGGCGGTGATCGCGCTGCTCATATCGATGAAGGACGACCTGGAGCGCCGCATCGAACGGCTGGAGCACGAGTTGGCAGGGAAGCTTGCTGAAGCCAGCGTCAAGACGGATGCTCTCCTTTTTCCTGCTTCTCAATCGCGGCGTGGATCTGATCGAGCCAAAACGTGAGCAGCATTTCTTCGATCAAATAATCCGAAACGCCGAGCATCGCGAACTCGCGCTCGGCGTCCGTCTTCGCCGCCTCGTCCGGACTGCCTGTCTTATCGTTTGCGAGCTTCTGGCTTAAGCGAATGGCGTGGTCAGCGCAGCGGACCTGCTCCAGGCGAAGGCGCTGGAGTTCATTCATGGCGGCCCAGTTGCGCGGATTCACGCATAGCGGTAAGCTATTCATTATGGACCAAAGCCCGGACATGGACTTTCTGAAGCAATCTATTGCTTCGTTGAACGATGACTGCCACCAACTGCATGCATCGGTTCGAGAGCTGAGCGAACGGCTCGGCAAACAGAGCGACCTCGAAGAAAAGCGCTGGCGCGACCTGCGAAACAACGTGGTCGCGGCGCTCATCGCCCTTCTGAAAGATCCGGGCAATGGTAGCGAGAAAGCGTAAAGATCCCGCGGCCGTATCGCTCGGCCGCCGCGGCGGCAAAGCCCGCGCCAAGAACCTGACTGCGGAAGAGCGCAGCGCGATCGCGCGCAAAGCCGGACTCGCGGGCGGACGCGGACGCAAGCGCGAAGAATAACTCACGGCACGCTCCGAACCAGCACCGACAGCACCCACAGCGCCAGGCCGCACGAAATCATGTCAACCCGTGGTAAACGCAGCCCGCACGCCGCGAGCGCGAACATGAGGAACGCGAGCATCAGCAGGAACACGGCGAGGGGCACGGGCGGCATGGTAATCTGAATACAAGGCCGGTCACTAACCGGCAGGAGAACACAATTGAATATCGATGAACGGCTTGAGAAGATAGCCGCCAACCTGGATCGACTGACCGAGCGTCACGAGGCCCTGACTCAATCGGTGGAACTGCTGACCCGCGATATCGATGACATGCGCCAGCAGGCGCGCGAGCAGGACAAGCGCGAACGAAGAGGACGCGAAGCCGCGATTCGCGGAATGCTCGCCTATCTGGACGCGCTGAAAAACGGCGACGACAGCCAGGAGCAACCTTCGTAGGTGCAACTCCGTGTCTATGGAGCGCCCGCGGCTTAGTAACCCGCGCACGGGCTGGATGCGTAAAGGCCAGCCCATCACCATCATAATTCCGTGCATTCTGCTATACGGCTGTCTCAAGGCAGGCCCCGAATTGCGCGAAACCGCCACGGTCACGCAAACGCATTTCGTCGCGCCGCAAACGAGCATCATGCTCGTGCTGGATGACAAGGGATCGGTCTCCATGCACTCGGTCACAACGAGCCCGGAATACTGGGTTGCGTTCCGCTGCCAGCACGGGCAATTCGCCGTGAGCGACCATCGCACGTGGGAAGCCGTTCATCCTGGCGAAACCTGGACCATCGTCTATCGCGAACTGTCGGACAAACACGGCACGGTCGTGAAATTCAAGTTCGTCCGCGTCGAACCGATCGGCGTTGAACGCTGACCGCGCTTGAGGCAATCGCGACTGGCATGCCACCCGCACGAGCATCCAGACGATCACGTAGACGAGCGCGAGCGTGACAAACAGGCCGAATGGTTTCATAAGAGCGGTCAGCAATCAGCAATCAGCGATCAGCTTTCAGCTAAACCGCGAGCTGAGTGCTGACCGCTGAAAGCTGACAGCTTTCTTTACTTCTTCGGCTGGCTCAAATCGACGTAGAGCGAGTGCCAGCCAGAGCCCTGGATCCAGGCGATGACCCACGTCTTGCCGGCCGGCGCGTTCGGCCCGAGCGGCGGCCAGACGGTGGGCGGCAGCACGATCGGCGGCGCAACGGTCGGCGGATCAGGCGGAGGCGGCGTCGGTCCGGGCCAGACCACGGGCGGCGCCGGGATGCCCCAGGGCGGCGTCGTGCCCCCGGGCGCAATCGGATTCGTCGGGAAGCCGGGCCCGGTCGAGGGCACGCTCGGATAGTAGATCGGCGGCGCAACACCCGGCGGCGGAATGTAAATCGGCGGCATCACGCCGATGGGCGGAATGACGATGGGCGGCGCCGGCATCGGCGAGCCGGGCCCCCAGATTCCGGGTGGATAGTGAATTGGATGCGACGGCGTGCCGCCGCCAAGCGGCGTAATCAAAGCGATAACAGGATCAGACACGTGTTCCTCTTTCTTGAATTGGAATTGGAAACGAAGACAGATCAGGAAGAATACGACGCCATCCAGAAGACGGCGAACAGTGCGAATAAGACGATGCCGATCGAAGCGGCGAATACGAAGCCTGGCATCCGTTCAGGTTGCTTGTGATTCATCGGCAATAGTAAACACCCGCCCGCAGACCGGACACACCACAACGCCAGTAGCGCCGTCAATCCATTCAAGCGGCTCAGAATGGGGGCACTCGCGCTGCGCCTGATCCTCGGCGCTGTATTCCGCAAATCCGATAGCGGCGTCCGATACGGCGCTGGACATGATCTGCTGCGCGGGAACCGCCATCGTCATATTCCCAGCACCCGCCCGATCTTCGCGGGCTTCAGCATCAGATACGACAACGCCCAGACCATTGCATCAAGCCGATTCGGCGACAGGCTCATGCCCTGGACGTACGTGCACAATTCATCCTCGAGCTGCGGAAAGGCGCCCACCATGTGAACCTTCTGCTGCTCGTAGAGCGCCGCGACCGGCTCGGCCCGCGTAATCTTGCCGCGCGAGGCGTGCACTTTTTCGTACGAGATATTGCTGCGTTTCGTCTTGAGCAATGCGGCCACCAGATCGCCACCATTATTTGTTTCGGCAATCAGCCGGTCGCCCTCGACCTCGTCAAACGTCGCGAGCGCCCGCGAAATCCAGTCATCCGGCGATAATTGCCCCGAGCGGTCGCGCAGGACGTAGCCGTGACCGTCGGCGCCCAGTCCCGCCGCGACGATGCCGCATTCATCGCCCGTCGGCGTCACGCTCGGATCGATCGCGACCACGATGCGCACGAGGTCCGGCGCCGCCGTGACGCGCAGCGCATCGATCTGCCGCCGCGTCCACAGCGCGCCCTCGGCTTCCTCGAGCAGCTCGCCTTCGAGCTCCTGGCGCCCGATCCGCGTGCCGCCGTAGATGCGCATGAAATCGGCGAGCGCCGCCGGCGGCAGATTCGCGCGGTTATCGAAGGTCGAACCGGACGTCACAACCGTACCTGGATCGGCGATCAGATCGCGCAGGAATTTCGATGGGCGCGGCGTGGTCGTCACAATAATGCGCGGATCGCGACCGAGACGCAGCCCGAGCTTCAGATTCGCCCAGAGCGTATCGACGTCCGGATAGACCGCCAGTTCATCGCACACCGCCCAGGAATGCTGTGGTCCCCTCAAACGCTCGGGCTCCTCGGCGGAAAACACCGTCGCCATCGCGCCATTGTGGAACTGCACGCGGCGCTTACTCGGAAAATACTCGGGCCGCTCATGCGGCGGAAACACGGCGAGCAACCCGGATTCGCCCTCGATAATCACGTCGCGGGCGTCCGCGGACGTCGGCGCGATGAGCGCGATGCGCGACTGCGGATCGCGCGTCACGACTTCGCGCACCGCCTCGGCGAGCGTCCGCGTCTTTCCCCAACCGCGGCCGCTTTTTACCAGCCACACCCGCCAATCACCCCCGGGCATCAGCTGCTCCGGCCGCGCCCACATGCGCCAGTCGTAGAGCAGCGCCTCGGCTTCGGCGTCCGAGAGCGACATCGCGGCGGCGCGGACGTCGGCGGCGGTTAATCGGGAATCGATCTCGATCATTTACTCCGCGACTCCCACAACCTCCACGCGATAGTAGTGATGGCTATCGTCGTCAGGCGGCACGCGAAGACGGCCCGATCGAACATAGCGGCCTTCCTCGAGCCTGCCCTCCGCCCTGACGTCGATCGTGTTCCTCTTGAGTGGCTTCCGCATTTCTTTAATGAATCCAGCGCGGTCGATTTCCTCAAGTACGCGCACATAAAATCGTTCCCAGAGAATCACGCGGTTCAACTCTAGCGGCCCAGGAACGGCGATGACGCCGCGGCCGCGCATATCGCTCGCGATCGGCCGATACGACAATAGTTCGCTCATGCCCGGTATTCTATCGCGGCGGCGCTGCCTCTTCGTCTTCCTGTAGTATCTTTAAGACAAGCGCCATCATTCTTTCAGCCTGATCAGAGTTAAGCAAGGGCGATCATCACACTTCCTGTTTTCCTCCCTCAATTGAGGCGGCAAAGCGCGCAGCAGAACGTGCGGACTTGCGCCGGCTGGATTCGATTGCCGCCACGGCCAGCGCTGCGATATGAAGCATGTCGCGTTCAAAATCAGCGTGCGAGATCGCCTGCAATGAGCGGCTGACAAATTTTTGGCAGAAGCCGGACCAATCGCCCCAGGTGTGCAGATCGTCATGATCAGGCCCGCCGTGCTCGTAATCCTGCGCCTGCCTGCGCTCGTACAACTCGCCGATGATCTTATCCAACTCGACTTCGTTGCGCTCGTCGGCGAATTCGCCAGTTACGCCGATAGGCAACTCTTCAATCGTGATCGCTACGTCTGGTCCGTCATCGTGATGATAGTCAGGGATAGTCAGGACCGAACGGAGCGCGCGCCAATCTTCAGCAGCCATCGAAAGCTGCCCGACCTTCGCCCATCCCAATTGTCCTTGCGCCGGCCCGGTTCCTTCGCTCCCGATGTCGATCGACACCGTGACGGAGCGCTCATCTCCGTTCATAGATTGCCGGATGCTCGCCCGTGCTCGAATGATCGTCATACGGCAATCCTATCGCCCCGGCACGCTCACCTGCACCGCCACGCCGATATCCTTCATGACGCCCGCGGCGTCGAACGTCCAGATCGTATAGCAGTCCTGCTCGATCTCGGAAATGAGCGTCCCGGCCTGCGCGGGCGCCGAATTGCCGATCGAGAGATCGACCGCCTGCTCGGTGAGGACATTCCCGCCCGACACCCACGCAACCGCGACCTCGCCGTACGACGTCATATCGACGGCGTCGGCGCTCGCATCGTAGACCTGATATTTGTCCGGCTGATTGTCGTCGGTAATGACGATGCGGTTACCGATCTTGATCGCCATCACGAGCGATTTAACGTCAACCGCATCGGCGGACTGGTACGACAGCCGCACCGCCGTCGCGGTCGTCTGCGCGATGTTGTCGAGCCGCACCTGCCCCGCGAGCGGCGGCGGCGTCGCGGTCGAGTTGAAGTTGAACTTAATGGTCGCGCGCGCCAATCCGCCGCCGGCCGAGCGGTCGACGTGGAATGTCGCGATCAGCGCCGATTGCGCGAGGTCCGCGCCCACGTCCGCCGGGTTCGGATAGATGCGGTAACAGCCCGGCTCAGGATGCTCCCACGTCCAGAGCTGCGGGGCCCACACCATCTCCGTGCCGCCGCGAATCCAGACGGCGTATTGCGCCTGGCAGCGCGACGGGACGTAGGATGCGGTCGGAGGCGTGGGCATTGGCTATTTCAACAATGTCTGCTGCACGGGCCGCTTGAATATCTCGCGCTTCGGGCACGTCGCGAAATGATTCTGCCCGTCTTCGTTCTCGGGCAACCATCCTCCACCCATTTTCCGTACCCACCAGATTTCCTCGCCGCAGCCTTTGCATGTGCCCGAGTGCCTCACTACCGTTTCACCGTCCCGCTGTTCGATGCGCTTCTCAGGCATTGACCGCTTCTCTTATCCCCTGACAGATTGAGTGGACCGGCATGGTCTGGTCAGCACGATGCGATCTCCGTTGCGTTCTTCGAAGCGGCGCTCAGGCATTTTGTGTTATTCCGGAGACATGCCAATAAGCAAGCGCGAGGCCGCCATTCAATCAATAGAGCGCTTACTGGATGCCCTGGATACGTGCCACATATGCAAGGGAAGTCTGATCATCGACGATCCGCCGCCACATTGCGAGAATTGCTCCGGAGACTGTCATGACCATCATGAACCGGATTGCATTTCACTATCCACGCTTCACAGTGACGCCGCGAGAGCCGTGGCGGCATTGAGGCGCGGTTGACGTTCACGCGCACGCCGTCCGCAGCGCCATCGTGAAGAAGTGCAGATCCTCAGGGAAGATCCGTTTGAAGCCGTTCACCGCTCCGCGCTCGTTCGCTGTCGTATATTGTTTGACCACAATTGTCCGGCTTCGTTCACTTATCCCAACGATAAGAGCAATTGTCATGACTCGCCTGGTCAAAGCCGGCGGCGGCGAGCGCTTTCACGTAAACGCCGACGGCGCGGTCGCCTGATGAAAGAACGGCCGGTCTTCGCGCGCAATAAACTTGAACCTGAAAATCGGCGCTGGATGATCGGTCAGTTGACGATCCTTGCACGCCGTATATTCCTGACTCATTCCCACAGCGGCGAGCCACCCCTTGCGCGCGACGAACGTGCGGCAGGGATGCTCGGGCATTTCCGAGAGATGCTTCAGGCGCAGGACATTGCGCCCTTCGCGGCGTGCCTGTTGTTTTTCCAGCATGCGCGCGGCGACACGGCGCGAGGCATATTGCACAACCTGATCGGTACCGGGAGCTAAGACGATAAGACGGTGCGGCAGTTCGGATGCAGACATGACCTGGTGGATGAACCTGAACAGGACAGAATTATTTTCACGAGGTGCAGAGCGGCGGGAACCACGATGCCGTAACTGCAATAGAGGACCGGGCGGGAATACATCAAGGCCGTCCCGAAGCAGCCTGGGGGATTTCCCGCTCCAACGGCGGGAATCGGAAAATCAGTAGCCACGTTCTGATTTTCTGATTGCGTTGAGTTTATTTCACGGAGGCGCGAGTGTCAACCGTTATTTCGCCGTGGAATTGACACTGCATTGTAAAATACACGTAGCACAAATAGATTTAGTTAGCGTCCACAGATGAATAATCCTGCGGATAAAACATTTGACCACACCGGAGTCGCGACAGCCGGTCTTATCGGGGATAAGAGTCATGACTGATGGTAAGCCGAGGTCAAAAGACCCGGCAGCGGTCGCGCTCGGACGCAAGCGCGCGGCGAAAATGACGCCCGAAGAATTCGCCGCATGGCAGCGCGCGGGCACCGAAGCGGCGCGCGAGGCGAATAAGAAACGCTCGCCCATCGAGCGGCGGTTCATCGCGATGAAGGCCTGGCGCTCGAGGCGGACGGCGCCGGCGTGGATGAGGGCGGCGCAGAAACGCGCTGACCAAACCCGTCCGGCTTCGCTCACTTATCCCAACGATAAGACAGGCATGCCGGACTCGCCTGGTCAAGATCCCATCGCCGAGCAAGCGGCCGAGCTGGCGCGAATGATCGAGCAGGCGGGCGATGAGGCGCTCGCGCGAATCGTTGAGCATTTGAGCCGCGAGCGGCGGGGCGCCGGCGAATACCCGGTGAGCGCTCGCGGACGCACACTTGACTGTAAGGAAACGTGTTATCAAGAATCGTGACGAAAGAAAAGCATGGTATGCTATAGCGTTCAAGGCGCCACTCGCGCAAGCATGCAAAGTTCGTTGAAAACCGGATATGATAGCGAGGATGCCA